ACGCGCCAGCAGCAACAGTTGAAGATGCTACCGATGTTGCAGCAACATCAAATGTACCTGCAGCCCCAATAGTAATACAAGCACCAGGTGGACAAGCAGCACCCGCTGCATCACCGGATGTCAACGTACTAGTAACACTACCGAAAAGTATAAGCCCGAACAATGCAACAGGCAGTCGGTATCTTGCTTCGGTCATGTCATAGGAGACAAACATGAAAGGATTCATTTTAGATAGATTAGCCGAAAGAACATCACTAGACGGCGCAGTATTAATTGCTGCTGGTGTTGCGTTCATACTCTTTAAACCAATAGCAGGTCTTATTGCATACGGCGCAATTGCGTATGGTGCTTGGACTATTTGGAAGCGAGAAGAATAATGATAGAAGTAGCCGCAGCGTAACGTTTGGCGTTATTGTAACATCATAAAAAAGGGGCACCGAAGTGCCCCCATAAAAGAGTGTGTAATCTTTTTAATCGTCTTCAGCTAATGCTGCAAAGTAACTAAGTGTATCTTCCTCATCAGCACTTGAAGCGACTGTGACTCTGGAAGAAGTAGCAGAGTTAACCGCCATCAAATCTTCAACATCATCAGTGCCTGTCTGTGCTGCAATAGTCTCAGCAGTGGTCACTTTCGCGCCTCCCGTGAGTACTTGATTCAGCTTAGCCTTCAACTCATCATAAGTCTTGAAGTTCTTAGGATCAACCATCTCAGCAAGTGAATGCTGCTTGCCCCAGATTGCTTCAATCTCTTCATCAGAGTCTGCAACCGCAGAAGGAGATGATTCAAACTCAGACTTGTCGTAATTACGATAGCCTTCTACCTGACGCGCCTTCAACTTGAAGTTAGAACCTTCCCAGAAGTCAAAAGGATTTGATGCTGTTTCATCTTGAAACTCAGGTTGCATCTGATCTTTGATCTTGTCAAAGATTTTCTTACCAAACTTGTAAAGCATTACCTGACCCTCGTTCTGAGGATTAGCAGGGTCTTTTACTACAAGAACATTTGCGTAATAAGACAATCGACGCTTTTGCTTTCGTGCGATGTCCTTATTAGATTCAACACCACTGTTCCAAAGTTCGCTGTTCAATTCTGATACAGGATCTTGTTGATTCAAAGTAGTAAGTGAGTTCTCAATGTACCACTTACCTGTAGGACCTTGAAAGCCATGATTCCATAAACGAACCCAGGGAAGTTCTTCACCTTTAGGGGGAGCAAGAAAACGTAAGACAGCATACCCATTGCCAGCAGAATCTACTGTGAGCTTCCATTCGTTACCGTTGTCTCGGCTTTGTTGTTTAGGGGAATCGATCTTTTCAACTTCTTTCATCAAGTTGTCGAAAGAGCCTCTTGCTTTGCGCAAGTCTGATAGGGAATTAAATGACATATTTTGTATCTCCGTATATGCGTTGTATTTTTGTATAGTGTCCTGTATTAGCGGACACTATTATTTATAATGCCCACAAACAGCGAATTTTAGTTCTTCGCTGATTTGGACAAATGGACGATACTTCTTGATCAACATGTTGGTGTCTTCTAAGAAGATATCATCAGCCTCTATAGTAACATAATTGTAGAGTTTGTCAAGTGCTACAATCGTTTCTAAAGAAATCATTTTACCAAAATACAATCTGTACACTAGAGGATGTCTCCCTGCGTGTGCATCAAAAGGAGAAGTCAATTCTTCTTTCTCCATTTCATAATCTATCTTGGCGATGTCTTGTTTAAAACTGTACGCAAAGTTTTGTCGCACAGCCTTCCATTCTAAATATCGTTCCTTTGATTGCAAGTCAAACATTCCGCCCCAGCGATCACCGGATACAAAGTTAGCAACAAGAAAATCAATTGCTTCTTTGCGGCTGTAGTCTCTAGCGATCTTACGAATTGCAGTCAAGTCTTTTCGCTTCATAAAAGATTTTTGACTAGCTCTAACAGCACCCTTTGTTTTAGTGATGTCGTAATCCTTCTTTGTGAAGTGCAGTTTGAGTGCTAGGTAGAGTTTATATACTTCAAACGGTTCCATAATCAAAAGGGTAGCTTGCCTGTTTTCTCTTTCATAAGATTTAGAGTTTCCGCTTCTTCTTTAACTTTTTCTTTAAGAGAAGGGGTCAAAAGTTTTCGGACAGATTCAATTTCTATCTCTTGTCTCTGGCAATAATCAACTAAACAATCAATCAATGGATTTTTAGTGTTGTATGC